ATTTCTTTATGGGAATACCAGATGAACACCAGATAGGTTTACTTAAACATGAACTACTTCACGTGTCGTTTGGTCATCTTATGATGAGAGACTCTTATCCTAACAAGAAGTTATTTAATATTGCTGCAGATCTTGAGATCAATCAGTATATAGATAGAAATATGCTTCCTGAAGGTGGTTTAACTCTAGATAGTTTTGCTGAATTAAAACTACCAAAGAAAGCCGGTACTAAAAAATATTATGATTTATTGGAGCAAGAATGCAAGAATAATCCTTGTCAGTCACTACAATCTGTATTAGATCAGATGGATGGTGACAGCCAATATGATCATAAAACATGGGAAGAGTTTGAAGATCTTACAGAAGCAGAGAAGAAGTTAGTTGAAAGACAGATTGAGCATCAACTAAAAGAAACTGCAGATCAAACTGTTAAAAGACGTGGTAATATACCAGGTGAATTAGCAGAGTTAATTAAAAGACTTCAGACAATACTACCTCCATCATTTGATTGGAAAGGTTATTTAAGAAGATTTGTAGGTAATTCCGTGTTTACTTTTACAAAGAAGTTGAGAAGAAAATTCAACAAAAGATATACAGATAATCCAGGTCTAAAGATAAAACACAAAAATCATATATTGATTGGTGTTGATACTTCAGGATCTGTTAACACGAAAGAACTAGAACATTTCATGAGTGAAATGCATCATGTTCAAAAAACGGGACATCAAATAACTGTAGCACAATGTGATACAGGTATAACTGATGTATCTCCATTTAAAAAGAATACAGATTGGGACATAAAAGGTAGAGGAGGTACGTGCTTCCAACCGGTTATTGACCATTATAATGAGAGAAAAGGTAGATATACTGCCTTGATTTATTTAACAGATGGTGAAGCACCAGCTCCAGAAGATTGTCCAAAGAACACATTATGGGTTCTTAGTGCAGATTCTCAGATGACTGATCATTTACCAGGACAAACAATTCAATTAAACACATATTAAAATGGCACAAGTAAATTTAAATATAGATGAACTAAACGGTTTTGTAAACCATATAATAAAGAATAATAGATTTATTCAAGAACAAGGAAAAAATCCAGTTGCTATAGAAGTAGTTGGTGAATCAGGTATAGGTAAAACTTCAGCTGTACTACAATTAGCTAAAGATAATGATTTAGATTTTGTTAAGCTTAATCTTGCACAGATAGAAGAATTAGGTGATTTAGTAGGTTTTCCTGTAAGACAATTTCAAATGTTTACTGAAAAACAAGTTACAAAGAAGATTGATGATCTGAATTATACAGTAGCTCAAAGAGCTGCAGCATCTGCCCAGGTTGCAAATGCTTCTATAACTAAGAAAGTTGGACAATGGATTGATGAACTAGCCGTTGAAGACTATCTTAGAAAAGGATGGAAGATGACAGGTAAGAATAGAATGTCTTATTGTGCACCAGAATGGATTGCTGATAAAAAGAAAGGAGGTATACTTCTTCTTGATGACTGGAACCGTGCTGATGTTAGATTTATTCAAGCAGTAATGGAACTGGTTGACAGACAACAATATATTTCTTGGACATTACCTGAAGATTGGCATATAGTTTTAACTTCAAATCCAGATAATGGTGATTATATGGTCAACAGTGTAGATTCTGCACAAAAGACTAGATATATTACTGCTAATCTAAAATTTGATGTAAATGTATGGGCAAGATGGGCTGAAGAAGAAGGTATAGATACTAGGTGTATTAACTTTTTATTATTGCATCCTGAATTAGTAAATAAAGAAACAAATGCAAGAGCTATAACAGCATTCTTCAATTCTATTTCAAGTTTTGAAAAGTTTGAAGATGACTTGAGTATGATCCAAATGATTGGTGAGGGTTCAGTTGGGGACACATTTGCTTCCATGTTTACTACGTTTATTAACAACAAACTGGATAGACTGGTTACACCTAAAGATATGTTGACACATGAAAACCAAGATTGGGTTATTGGAGAACTAAATAGCGTTTTAGGAAAAGGTGACACATATAGAGCAGATATTGCATCTACTCTTGCAACAAGGTTAGCTAACTATTCAGTTGTTTATGCTAATGAAAATACTGTAACACCAAAGATAAATGAAAGATTGATAGCATTATGTACTAAAGATGTATTTGCTAATGATTTGAAGTATCTTATTGTTAGAACTATTTTCAACGGTAATAAAACTAAGTTTAACAAAATGATGATGAATCCAGAAATCATCAAAATGACAATGAAATAAGATGAGTAAAGTTTATAATTGTACTTTGGATACTATTAAGGAACAATTAGAAGACTTTGGTTTAGATGGGCAGCCTGTATATCAGGTTGCTTTATCTAGACAAAGTTGGGATATGGGTCAAGCCATATTTTCTGATTTGAATAACACTTACAAAGTATTTAAAAGATATTTTAATGATGAGATAGATATAGTAGATTTAACTCAATATAAAAAAGCTTTCATATTTCCAGGATGCCCAGTATCATTACCTAGGTTAAAGGAAGCATTAAGAGAGCACAAGATTACTGTAACAAATGATCCTGCATTAGCTGATTGTTTTATAACTCATGATGGATGGAATAAATACCATAGTGATGGTGAGTCAATTAGAACTAATACTATGATGTTTAAAGCTATGAACTATGAAGCTATGGATATTAGTGCAAGTGAAAACTTAGCTGATAGACATAGTGAGAAAAATGTAGATGCTAATATTAAAATTGTATATGATGATAAGATGGCTGAGACGTATAGTAGAAACAGTTTGGATTATGATGTTGATTTATATGAAAAGTATGTATTTACACCATTAGCTATTCAGATTGCATATCGTATTAGACATGAACTAATACCTGTTGTGTATGCTGAAACATGTTTAAATGAGTCAGCAAATAAAACAGTTATTGATCAACAACTATTAGATGATATAGTTAGAATGATTAGAAATGGTAGTGAAGAAGAAAGAGAAATGGTTAAAAAAATTGTACCAGCTATTGACTATAGAAAGAAGAAACATCTTATATGGAAACTAGCAAGTGAATGTAGTGGTTATATGTACAGGTTTAATAGAGATAAAGATTTAAACTATTGGATGGAAAAATCTAATTTTAATACATATAGTCATCATAATGCTGAAGCTATGATTCAACAATTAGAAGAAGAAGAATGTCTTGATGCAGAATCATTTAGATATCTTGAACCTATTGTTCGTAAAGAAATTGTTATTAGTAATAGAGAACTATATACTTTTAAAGTTCAAGTTAAACAAGAATATAGAAAATTTTTAAAAATTAAAAAATGAAAGATTTAAAACAATTATGGTTGATTAATATTGACCCAAATAGATTAAGTATAACATTGACAAATAATTTAATGATGCAAAATGGTAGTTTTAAAGTAAAACAACTAGGTCATTTTATAGAGGCAGCTAGTAATAGTGGTTATGGACGTTCTCATATGGCATCAAATGATAGAGAAATTACTAAAAACATTATGAATGATATTGGAACTATTACATCTGATGATCTTAAAAATGCTAATTCATTATATAGATTTCCTAGACTTAGTTTATCAAGAGATAAAGTAAAAATACTACAAGAAAAGTTTGATCTTAAATTGAAAAGAGATTTTGATCAAGCAGATTATGGTATTGTATCTGAAAAGTATTTTCAAGGATTATTTGTTACTAAATGGTTATCTGCAGTAGATCCTGGAGATGTAACTGCTTGGGCACACACTTATAAAGATGTATTTGAAGATGATCTTTATGAAGAAATTGTACTCATGGTAAATAATATACCTGCAGATGCTAAAGTAGTATATGAATCAGAATGGTTTAGTTCATATTCCTATGATAATCGTAGTAATATTGATAGATATTCTAAAATGGCAGAAAAAGCAAGAAATATGGGAGATAAAACTTGTTATCATTATTATATTGAATCATTAAATCAGTGGAATAATATACAAGCTAATCTTTCTAAACTTGTTTGGGATACTAATATTAATGATCTTGCTACAGAAGATTCTGAAGTATTAACTAAAGAGATGTATATACAACTTAAAACTATGCTTGGTTGGGAAAAAACTGAAAGTGGTTGTGGTTGGAATGGAACTAGGGATAAAGAGAATATGAACTTAGCATTAGCAATGATTGCTAATTGTAATATTAAAGAATCTCATACATACTTAGCTTTGTTATTTTCATTTTTAAGTGATTCTATGAAAGATGCCGGTATATGGAATAGTGTTAACTTTAAATCCGTGAGGAAAAAATTTGATAAGTATATACAATTATCTGGATGGAACTGGTGTCATGTATATAATTATTTAATTGAGGAACTAATTAAAGATAATGCATTAACTGAATATGCTTGGAAAGAGGTTGCTCAAAAGATGTATGATGATGTATTATCATCTCAAATGGGTGTTGATAGTAAAAATGTATTTAGTATTAATCCTGAAAGTATCCAATTAAAACCGGAACTTCAAGCAAGGATTAAAACTGAACAAGTTGTAATTGATGACCTAGAAGCAATGATAGATTATCACACTGAATCACATAGATTATGATAGATAAAGTCAAAGAAGATCTGTTTTATAAGGAGGAGTTTAAGTTTAGCTACTCCTCCTTAAACAGGTTATTATTTTCACCAAAACTCTTTTATAGAGATTATATTCTTAAAGAAAGGGAACTTAAGACTGATAAACATTTAATTGAAGGTAAATTACTTCACTTGATGTTATTACAGCCTGAGAAGCTACATGAAGAGTTTTCTATTGTTCCAAGTAAGATACCATCAGACAATGTTCGTAAAGTGTTAAAAAGCATTAGCCATATGTTTTTTGATCCACATAAAGCTATAGGTAGTACTATTAAATTAGATCATTTAAATGACCAAATATTAGAAGCATTAAAAGAAAATAATTTATATCAATCGTTCAAAGATGATCAAAAAAGAATAGATAAAATTAATACACCTGAAAATGCAGAATACTTGTATTTTTTATGTCAAGATCAGAAAAAAGATATTATAGATAATGATATGCTTACAAAAGCAACTGAAAGAGTTGAATTAATAAAAGCTAATAAAGATGTTATATCTTTAATAGAGCAAGAAGCAACTGATTTTGAAATGGATAGCATTCAAGTGTATAATGAAAAGAAACTAGAATGTAAATTAATACAATATAAATTTGGATTAAAAGGTATAATAGATAAATATATAATAGATGATGAAGCAAAGACAATAACTATAATAGATTTAAAAACAACAGCAAAACCATTAGAAAACTTTGCTGAAACAATAGATTTTTACAATTATTGGCTACAAGCAGCTGTATATTCATTGCTTGTAAACAAAAATATTGATGAAAATCAACAAGATTACAAAATTATTTTTAAATTTGTTGTCATAGACAAATATGACCAGGTATATGTCTTTCCTGTATCAGAAGAAACATTAAATAGATGGATAAGAAATTTAGGAGAAGTATTACGAGAAGCAAATTATCATTACAGTGAAAGAAATTATGATCTGCCATATGAATTTGCTAATGGTAATGTTATCTTATGAAAAAAATTTATTCAGATTATTTCCAAAAGAGTAAAGTATTTCTTTATCCTTTACTTAATATAAAAAAGGGAGTTAGATTTGTTCCTAGTCAAACATATTTATCATGGAATGGTGATTATGATATAACTGAGAACAAATTTATCTGCCTATACAAAATTGACCCTGAATGTAGGGATTTTGAAGTTTTTGCAGAAAGTCATTTAAAAAATAGTTATTTTTTTGATGAATATCATAGATTAGATGAAGAAACGCATGTATATATTTATGATTTCAATATATTTAAAGAAGAATTAAAAAAATTTATAGATGGTAAATATTCTAAACTATCTACCGGAATAAAAAAACAAATCTTAAATTTCTTTGGTAATAATGGAACAATAGCAGAATATGTAGAAAGTTATTTGTATCCTGAAGATTACTATAAAACCTATTCTAAAATATTAAAAATACCCATTGAAAATTTAATAGAGGTAGGAGAGTTGTGTGATAAACCGGATTTAGAAAAAGAAAATTTAAAAAAAGAATCTGTATTAGTTACATTGTTTAAATAATTTTATATATTTGTCTTTTTAATATTAAAATTAACAAATTATGGCAACACAAAAAATTGAAAAATCAATGATGTTAACAAAAAGTGCCTTTGGACCTATGAAAAGCTTTAAGCTTATTCCTGTTAGTCTAAATTGTCCTTTTGTAGAATGTCTATTTTCACCATCTGAAAAAATTATGGTGGTTATAACAAAAACAATGAAACAAAGTTATCATATGATTCCTAAATTAGATGATAATGGAGATGAAATACCTGTTAAAGGTAAACCAAGACCTGATGGTAAAAAACCAATTAAAGAAGAAAGAAGATTAGTTGATACATTTTCTGAACATTATATTGTTACAGAAGAAGAAATTAGAAATTTAATTGATTTATTTGCTATAAATCCAAAAGCATTTGAACTTGATGAATTTTTTGATAATCCTGATATACAATCAGAATTAATTACCCCCGAAAAGGCACCTTTAACTGAAAAAGTATAATGAAGCACGTATATAAATATATGGGTGTAATCTTAGGATTATTTATATTAATATGGTGTGTTATATTTTTTATACTTGGTTTTATTTTTAAAATCATAGTAGATGTTCTTAGTTGGTTTGAAGTCAAATGTGGACATCTAATGAAAAAATGTATGGGTGACGACTTGTAGGTTTGGTCAACCTTTAAATGACCCATTTTGTTTTCATGTCAATCATGTTTAACATGTTTGGATAGGGAGCTGGTTTTGTGTGACGGCTCCCTATTTTTTTACATAAAATTTAATAATATGAATCACTGGATAATGGATTATGAAACTCTAGTGAATTGTTTTGTTGGTGTATTTACACATTACAAAACTGAAGAAACTAAAATCTTTGCAGTTGGTAAACATCGTAATGATTTTAATAAATTCTTAGAGTTTCTAAAAGAAAATACGGAAAATAAAGAGTGGCATATATCCTACAATGGATTAGCATTTGATGCACAGATCACTCACTATATTATAAAAAATCATAAAGATTGGAAATATATGACAGGTGAAGAACTTGCTGGTGAAATATATGCTTGTGCACAAAAATGTATAGAAAAAAGTAATGCTCATGAATTTCAAGAGTTTCCTGAATGGCATATGTCTATTAAACAAATAGATTTATTTAAATTAAACCATTGGGATAACATGGCTAAGAGATCTAGTCTTAAGTGGATAGAATACACTATGGACTGGGAAAACATCTTAGATATGCCCATACACCATGAAACAGAGATAAATACACAGGATCAATTAGATCTAGTTATTGAATATTGTATTAATGATGTAGAAGCTACTAAAGAGATTTTTAATAGATGTAAGCCTTTAATTGCATTAAGAAAGAACTTAACTCAAAAATATGATATCAACTTGTTTAGTGCATCTGAACCAAGAATAAGTAAAGAGATCTTTGCTTATTATCTTAGTAAAGAACTAGATATGCCACGGTATGAAGTTAAAAAATTAAGAACTTTTAGAAATGTAATTAAAGTTAAGGATCTTATATTAGAATATGTTAAGTTTGAAACACCTGAATTTATGGGTTTGTTAGAGAAATTTAAAACAGTAGAAGTAAATCCTAATTATACTAAAGGAGGATTTAAATCATCTGTTAAATTTAGAGGTGTTAAAACTGACTTTGGACTAGGTGGTGCCCATGGTGCTACTAAAGCTGGAGTGTATGAGTCTGATAATGAGAAAGTTATAATGTCGTCAGATGTTACTAGCTTCTATCCTAATTTAGCTATTGTTAATCAATATGCACCGGCTCATATACCTAAAGAAAAGTTTTGTGAATTATATAAATGGTTCTTTGATGAAAGAAAAAAAATACCAAAGAGTGATCCAATGAACTATGTATATAAGATTATTTTAAACTCAACTTACGGGTTGAGCAATGATAAGAATTCTTTTCTATATGATCCACAGTTTACTATGTTTATTACAGTTAATGGTCAACTTACACTAATGATGTTGTATGAAATGATTATGACTAGAATACCAGAAGCTGTTGCATTATTACAAAATACTGATGGTGTTGAAACTATTATACCACGTAAACACATTAATGCTTATATGGAAATTTGTAAAGAATGGGAACAGATAACTGGACTTAATCTTGAACATGATCAATATAGCAAATTAGTATTAGCTGATGTTAATAATTATATAGCAGTGGATACTAATGGTAAAGCTAAATGTAAAGGTAGATTTGAATATGAAGGGTTAGCTCTTCATAAAAACAAATCTAAACTGATCATTCCAAAAGCATTGTATGCATACTTTGTTGATGGAACTTTACCAGAATATACAATAAAACATAATAGAAATATTCTTGATTATTGTATAGGAGCTAAATCTAAAGGAGCATGGAGACAACATGCTATATATGTGAAAGATGGAATTGCAAAACAAGATGAATTACAAAAAATAAATAGATATTACATATCAAACAAAGGCTGTAAGATCGTAAAGATTAATAAAAATGACAATAGAGAAATACAACTAGAATCAGGCCAATGGGTACAAACTGTAATGAATAAGATAGAAAATAAAAAATGGTCAGACTATGACATTAATGAAAAATATTATCTAAATGCAATTGAGAAAGAAATAAATAACATAATTGGTGTAAAAAGTGACCAATTGTTATTGTTTGAATAGAATTTATTATTATATTTGCAATAAGTCCAAGGGAGATGAGTTAATAAGAACATACCGGGTCGTTCTGAACACAAAATTCTCCCCACTGGCAAATTAAAACCAACTAAAATTATGGGATACACAAGACCAACAACTACTACAAGGGACTTCTTAGTGGCAGCACCACTACCAAGTCATGGAAAAACCTACACGGTTATTCCTCATAAAGATGTCATAGAGAAAACTAAAGCTCTATTAGACAACAGTGGTTTCACAATCACAAAAGAACTTTACAGAGCAAATATGGATGCTAAAGTAGCACAAGGAATATATCACCTTGCTTCAAATGAAGATGAAGAAATGGGAATGATGTTTGCCTGGACTAACTCTTATGATAAAAGTACACGGTTTCAGTGTGCTGTAGGCGCTTTTGTAAATGTATGTAGCAATGGAATGTTATGTGGAGACATGGCAAACTATGCTAGAAAACATACAGGTAAAGCAGATCATGATATTCATACTCAAATAAGTTCACAAATTAAGTCAGCTAATAAGTATTATACCAAGTTAATTCAAGATAAAGATCAAATGAGAAAGATATTCTTACCTAAGAAGCAACAAGCTGAATTAGTGGGCAGATTATTTTTAGATGAAGAAATTATTGATGCATCACAAGTTTCTTGTATTAAAGCAGAAATGAAAGATCCATCTTATAATTACAATGCTGATCTTAATAATGCATGGACATTCTATAATCATGTTACACATGCTTTTAAGAAATCTCACCCAAGAACATGGATGAGTGATCAAGTTAAGTTTCATGAATTTATGACTGCAGAATTATTAAGTCAATCTGGCTTACATCAAAGAGATAAAAATTGGATAGACAACTTAAATGGTTATGTTGCTGGTGAAAAAATCTCCGGTGAAATATGGGCTGATTTAGAAGCTCAAGATTATGATACTTTTGAAGAATTTAAAATATGAAAAAACAAATTAAACTTATAAACAATTCTAATAATCCAGATCCAGAATACTCTACAAAAGGGTCTTCTGGTATGGATATTAGAGCATTCTTACAAGAAGACATTGTTATGAAAAATAGTGTCTGTATAATACCTACAGGATTATATGTAGAAATACCAAAAGGATATGAAATACAAATTAGATCTAGAAGCGGATTAGCTGCTAAACAAGGTTTGTTTGTATTAAATAGTCCTGGAACTATTGATTCTGACTATAGAGGAGAAATAAAAGTAATTTTATATTATGCTCTAAACCAAGGATCAGCAGTTATTAAAAGTGGTGATCGTATTGCACAAATGGTATTAAGTAAAGTTGATACTATAGAGTGGGAAGAAGCTTTTGATTTAAATGAAACAAAAAGAGATACTGGAGGCCTAGGGAGCACTGGTATTAAATAATTATTAATCCCTAAAAATTAAAATTATGTTTGAAAAACTTAAAAACCTCTTTGAAAGAGTTTCTAATATGAAAACTCAAGAAGAAAATATAAATGATCTAAATACAGATAATTTAGGTGATGATTTACCAAATGAAGCAAATAATCTATAATGACAAGAGATCAATTTGATTTATTTTTATTAGGTTTTTTTAATAGAGCTCAAAAAACACTTACATCTAAAAGTAAAGAGTATGCTATTGATGCTGACATATTCTTATCCTTTAAAAAAGGAACAGGATTCTCATTTCATAATGAAGCAGAAAAAGTAGCATATGAATACTTATGTAAACATCTTGAATCTATTAAAACAATGCTAGATAATTTAGATAAACCTCCTAATAAAGACTATATAGAAGAGAAGATAGGTGACGCAGTTAACTATCTGATTATTATAGAAGGTTTAATTAAAGAAAGAATAGGGGACACTTAGTCCTCTATTTTTTTATATTTAAAATATTTAATTTGAAAATCAGATGATTGGTTTCCTACTTTATCTAATCCTTTTTCAGTTAAATGATTATTTATAACAACCATTTGTGGTTGATCCATTTCTTTTAGTATTTGCTCATCTGTAATTGTTCTTACACATCTACCATCGTAAAATATTTTAATATAATCTTTTGTCCATTCACATGCATATTTAATAAAATGTTTTCTAGGATCTTTAAATATCATACCTGCACGTGCTGGTATATTATCTTTAGTTCCTTCAGCTACAACACCATGGTGAATACATGATTCAACCTTGTTATATGCTAATGGATTATGTATATTAAAATGTAAATAGTCTTGTCTATTACCAGTATAAGCCTCAACTATATCTATTTCAGGAGGCCATGGTGATCCATACATCCAAAATGCAGGCCATAATGCATATCCTGTAGGAAGTTTTGCTTCTATTTCAAAATAACCGTGATGAAATTTTTCTACAGAAGAAATAAGACCCACTCCATATTTAGGTCTATAAGTAACTTTTTGATGTCTAATTGTTTTGGGATTATAGTGAGTTTTTAAATGTAAGATATCATTGGAATCTACCTCTACAGCAAGTTCATCATAATAATTCCAAGATTTATCTGGATGAATTTTACCCCATGGTTCTTGTTTTCTCCATTCATAACCACACCAATTTAATTTTTTCATAATTTATTATCTACCTTGACCTCTATATTTCTTTACGTAATTACTACCACCTTTATTAAAAGTAGTTTTACTTTTAGCTACACGCCCATGTTTCCTTGGTTGTGTAGCTGTAAAAGTTGTAACTTTTCTTTTAACTGCCATTACGGAGTTTTTGTAAAGAATGCATATACTACATTTGTATCAGCAGTATCGTGCTTTATCTTTGCACCAGTTCCATCTTCAACTATAAAAAATGCAAAATCACCAACACCTAATTTAGTTAATATAGTCCCACCCCCATCATTAGTAACAAGTATATTACCAGTTCCGGTTCCAGCACCATTAACTCCTGTATTGTGTACAAATAAATATGTATCACCTTGAGATGTAGGAATAATTGACTGATTTGTGGTACCAACTGTTGTTAAACCAGCTGAAGTAACCGTATTTGATTGTACAGTTAATATAGGATTAACAGTTATACTTACAGGATCACTTTGTCCCGTAAGATTTCCACTTAAATTAAATAACGCTTGTAAATTCATTTTTATTATTATTTTTTAATTATTAAACTCTCTTTAGATAAGCATAAACATACTGAGTAACAGATGCATCATATACTGCTTTTAAACCAGCTTGTGCTATTAACGGTATAAGCATTGCGTCTCCTATATTTAGATGTGCAATATTTGCACCTGCACCATTTGTTAATATAACTTTACCACCTGTTGCTAGATCACCATTTGCTCCAACATTTCTTACATATACATAGTGTGTATAACCACCTATTGCAGGAGCAGCAGATGTACCTAGTATTTCAAAAGGAGAACCGTTTACTGTATTTCTAGTTGCTGAAGTAAGAGAAGGATTATCAGTAGTTAACTCCCAATCAGCAATATTAATTCCTACAGGATCACTTTGACCAGCTAAATTTCCAGTTAAGCTTAAATTTAATTTTACTTTATTAGCCATTTTTTAAAATTTTAAATATTATTATTTTTTCTTATTAAATTTTTCAACAGATCTACCACCAAAATAGGCGCCTATCACTGTTATTAATACTAGTTGTAGAAGATCAGTCCACTTTTCTTCTACTTCAAATTGTACTGCACCAGCATCAATAAATATTAATAACATAGTACATACTATTAAAAATATAAGAACCATAGGTCTTACATTTTTACTTAACCAACTATCAGAGTTCATGTCTGCCGTCCAACGGTCAGTTATGTTTTGTTCCATCTTAGCTTCATGCTCAAGAACTATTTTTTTTAATTTTGCCTTTGCGGCTAGTCTTTCATCATCTGTAGTTACAAGATCATCAATAACTCCTCCAACTGAATTAACTAAATCTCCTGCAGCACTTGAAAATATCTTTTTTAAAATGCTCATTCATTAATCTTAAATTATAAAATCCCATGAGGTCCGCGTGATTTGCTTCCTCCTCCTTTTTTATACATACGTTTTTTTGAACCCCCTCCCATATATCTTTTTCTACTTCCTCCTCTTCTCATTTGAGTTTGAGGACCTCCAGCAGCACCATAAGGATTCATAGTTAAACCACTATTAGGTGATACATATGGACCAGGCATATTAATACCACTTAAATTATTCAAAAACATTTGATTTTGCATTTGTAACATTTGTAATTCATATGCCATTTGCATTTGTCTTAATCTTTCTGCTTCTGCCATTCTCATATCCATTTGCCTCTGTTGATCTATCATATGAGCTTCAATTCTTGGATCCATTTGTCTTACAAATCTCTGCTTTAGTCTTTTAACACCACGTCCTTTTTGTTTTGCTTTCCACAGATTACCATCTCTATCATAACGCTGTTTATAAGTTCCACCAGGACCTTTATGTTTTGTTTTTCTAACGTTACCGTGTCTATCAGTAACAACAACAGATCTACTTCCATCAGGATGATTAGTTCTAGATCTTCTTCTAAATATGTCTCCAAATATACTCATAATAATTTATTTTTATAATATTCCGTGAGGACCTACTGCTCCTCCCATTTTTTTATTTCTATACTTATTAAATGTTCTCCAAAGAGTACATCTTTTTTTATTTTTACCTGTTGCGGTTTTGCAAAATTCACTTTTACTTTTACCGGCAGCTTTTGCTGCTGCATTTAAAGCGCCTGGTTTCTTTACTGCTGTTTGCATCCATTTCTTAGACATAACACTCTATTGAAACCAAGGTAAATCTCCTTCATAGGTAGAACTATCTATCTTACCTTTTTCCCATTGTCTTCTTCTTTTTCTAAATTTTCTTTGTTGATTCCAATCTTGGTACATACTACCGCCACTTTGATACATTCCAGGTACAGTTACTCCTTCTTTATTTACATATGGAGTCATTCCACCTATATTGTATTTTATTCCTTTTTCTTTTAATCTTGCTGGCATAATAATTCTTTTTATAATATTCCATTTGGTCCAGTACCACATCCAAATCTACATGATCCTCCTTTTCTAAAAGCTACGCCGGTGTCAAAAGAACCTCTTTTTTTACTTATTTTTAAAGGTTCTCCGCCACCATAATAAGTTTTACCAGGTAATGTATCTGTTTGTGTTGGTCCCATACGCACACCAAATCTAGGATTTTGAAGTCTGTTTCGTAACCAACTCCACATATCTTTTCCATACATCATGTTTTGAAGTTGTTCTAATCTTTTATGATAGTTTATACCAGTTAATGAATCTTCTCTTGCTCTTAAAATAGAATCTCTAGTTAATGGAGGATTAAATCTTGTATTATTACCTGCATATCCATCATTGGGGTCAAATCTTCTATGGAGCAGTTGATGAGAATTTTCTACACCGTGTTGATATTTAACCAAACCGTTTCTACTTTTGTATCTTTTTCCTGATTTCCTAAAATTTGCTGGCATAATATTTAAAATTTATCTGCAAATGGTACATCTTCATTCTGATCTAAACCTGGTTCATCACACACATTAGAGTGAGATCCGTCACAAGTTCCATCAGTATTTGATGTTCTACCACATATACATTGCTTATCCATTAATTACTACTTTATTATCTTTAAAGAATCTATCAAAAGCACCTCCTTTAACAGTTTTACAAAAAAGTTCAAATTGCTCTTTAGTAAATTCTGTATATCCTTCATCCTCTCCTCCTACTACTACTTTGTCAGATTCAGTTGAGATGTCAATTGCTGGACAACTCTTACAGCTTGCACAAAAGGTCATTTGTGATCTATGTGCACTTACTTTTACGTTTTTTAATCCGTCTATATTCATTTGTTAGGTTTTTAATAATTAAAATTTCTTAAATGTTGCATATTCTACTATACACGCACTTCCTGTTGCTTTAGCTTCTATTCCTACTCCTCCTTTTACAGGAAGAAAAGCAAATTCACCTGGTCCAAGATCTGCATATGCATGAGGACCAGCATCTGTATATAATACTACAATGTTAGTGTCATCTGTATTTCTTACATATACATAAGTAATATCTGAAACAGCAGAAGCTACAATAACAGTCTCTGCACCAGTTGCTACACTAACAGTTTTACTTTCAACAGCTGTATTATCAAACACTAAACCATCTGTAGTTGTATTATTTAAACCAAATATACCACTAAATGGATAAGCAGTTTTAAGATTTAAAGATACATCTAATGTTTGATTTGTTGCCATTATATTTCAAATCCAAAGTTTAATACTATTAATCTAAAGTTATCTGAACAACATTCATCTTTTTCACAGAATGCACAGAACTTTAGTTCAAACAATGTCAAAAACCCTAATCTAAGGGTAAAATCTATCTTATTTTTCTTATTTCCCGTTCTCCAAGAGTTAATCCAATTAATCATAATTTATATAGTTTTCTAGTTATATAAATAATATACAAAAAAATAAGGAGAAATCTAAAGGATGATGTAATTTATTCCTAGTTTGAAATCATGCCAATTTCTGTTCCAATACTTGTTATACTTACCCTCAACAAAGACACCAAGGTTCTTGTTGATCTTATAACCAAATATTAAACCACCAGAATAATCTATCCAATTACCACCATTGAAGTTATGGTATGAATATTCGTTTCCTGTATCAAGATGATAAGGAAGTATATTACCCCATGAATGTATCCAAATATTTTTTTTGTAATAATAATAATCAAATCCAATCACTACAGAATGACACCATTGCACAGGGAGTGCATCTTTTTGTGACTTCACATAATCATCAAGAACTTGTGGAATCACTACCTCTTCCCAAACTTCACTACTTGTTGCCACGACGGCTCCACTAGGGTCTATATATTCTATTCCTGTTGGTGCAAAGCCAATTGAGTAGCCTTCCTCTAAAGCAAGGTTTGTGTAGTGTAAGTTTCCGTTGGACAATACCCACTCTGCTAGCGGATCAAACCCAT